TGGCGCTGGCCATCTGTACGGGTCTGGGCTGATTTGCTGAGGAGGTTCTGATGGCTGGACGTGGACCTGCCCCGAAGGATCCTTCTCGTCGGGCACGGCGCAATGCTGTGCCCGAGTTGCGGGTGATCGAGGCGGAGCCGGCGACGCAGCCGGCGCTCCCGACTTTTCTGATCGAGCAGGACGACGAGCTCGTGGAGTTCGTGTGGCCGGCGATGACGCAGCAGTGGTGGGCGATGTGGGGCGAGTCTCCGCTGGCCCCCGAGTTCACGGCGTCGGATTGGTCGTTCCTGTTGGACACGGCGGTGATCCATGCGAAGTTCTGGAACGGGTCGACGACAGCCGCGGCTGAGCTCCGTTTGCGGGTCGCGAAGTTCGGGGCGACGCCGGAGGATCGGGCTCGGCTGAAGATCACGTTCGCTCAGGCCGAAGCGGCGGATGCGGGGCGGTCGCAGCCTCGAGGTCAGCGGCGCGACGGTTTGCGTCTCGCCGAGTAGTGCCTTGGAAGCCATCATTTGAGGGTGAGCGTCCGACTCTCGGGTGGTACGTCCTCGATTGGATCGAGGAGTTCCTGATCGTCCCTGACGGTCCGTCCGCCGGTGAGCCGTTGGTGTTCACGAACGAGCAGGCCCAGTTCGTCCTGAAGTTCTACGAGGTCGATCGAAGGTTCTCGGGTCAGGCGATCCGGGGTCGGTCGATGATGAACGGCCGACTCATCCGCCGTGCCGTGCTCTCCCGCCCGAAGGGTTGGGGGAAGTCGCCGCTGGTAGCGGCGCTGTGCCTTGTCGAAGCCCTCGGTGACGTAGTCCTCGACGGGTGGGACGCTGATGGTCAGCCGGTCGGGAAGCCGTGGGCTGATCTCGGGTTCAAGCCGAAGGTCCAGGTCGTCGCGGTGTCGGAGGATCAGACGACGAACACCTGGGAGCCGCTGCTCGACATGGCGTCGACAGGCCCGGTGTACGACGCCTATCAGATCGAACCGCTGCAGGGGTTCGTGAACGTGCCTCGAGGTGTGATCGAACCGGTCACAGCGTCGGGAACATCGCGTGAGGGGTTTCGCCCCGTTTTCAACGCGATGGATCAGACGGAGTCGTGGAAGCCCTCGAACGGCGGGGTGAAGTTGGCGGCAACGCTGCGCCGCAACCTCGCCAAGGTCAACGGGAGCTCAGTGGAAACGCCGAACGCCTTCCGCCCGGGTGAGGACTCGGTCGCCGAGCATTCGTTCGACGCCGAACGACTCCAAGCAGAGGGCAAGACGAAGATCTCCACGGGCGTGCTGTTCGACCACCGCGAAGCCCCACCCGAGACCGACCCGACGGACGAAGCGTCACTTCGCCACGGTCTCGCCGTCGCCTACGGCGAATCTGCCGACGTCAACGGCGGCTGGGTATCGATCGACCGCATCGTGGCCGACTATTGGGATCCCGACACGGATCCGCAGGACGCTCGAGGGTTCTACCTCAACCAGATCACCCACGCGTCGGACTCGTGGCTCACCCAACCGGAATGGGCGCACATCGCTGACGCCACGAAGATCGTCGCCGACCTCGAGCAGATCACGCTCGGATTCGACGGATCCCGCGGCCGGGCCAAGGGCAAGCCTGACGCCACTGCGCTGATCGCCTGCCGGGTGTCAGACGGGCACCTGTTCGAGCTCGGCGTCTGGGAAGCCCCCGACGGTCCCGGCCAGGACGAGTGGCAGCCGCCGATGGCGGCGATCGAAGCCGCCATCCAGCACGCTTTCACGAAGTACGCCGTGGTCGGTGCGTACATGGACCCGGCGAAGGACTGGCGCTCCCACGTCAACGCCTGGGAAGCAACGTACGGCGGCAAGGTCACCGTGAAGTCGACCGCTGACCATCCGTTCGAGTGGTGGATGACCGGCGGCCGTTCAGGTCTGGTGCAGCGGGCGATCGAATCGTTCGAGGGCGCCGTTCGCAATGCCGATCTGACCCACTCCGGTGAGTACGCACTCACCCGCCACGTCCTCCAAGCCCGGCGCCGGGTCAAGGGTGGGAAGCTCAACCTCGGCAAAGAGAACGACTACTCGCCCCGCAAGATCGACGCAGCGGTGGCCGCTGTCCTCGCCTGGCAGTGCCGCCTCGACGCCGTTGCCAAGGGCGTCGTGACGCAAGCGGCCGAGACCTGGGTCCCCAGGCGGATCCGATGAACGGAGGTAGTTGATATGATCGACACCTCCGCCGGCACCGCCGGAGCAACGCTGCAGCGGCTCATGAAGGAGCTCGCAGCCCGTCGCAACCGCTACGACATCCTGCAGATGTACTACGACGGCGAGAACGGGATCCCCGCCTACGCCGACGCCGCAGTCCGCGACGCGGCTCGGCGACTCATGCAGATGTCGCGCACGAACTACGCCGAGCTGGCGATCGAAGCGACCCGCGAGCGCATGGATCCGCTCGGGTTCCGCACCGGCGCCCAGAACGACGACCTCGGCGATTCTGTAGCGTGGGACATCTGGCAGGCCAACGGCCTCGACGCCGACCACAAGCTCGTCGACTCCACCGCGCTGTCCCTGTCGCAGGCGTACATGATCGTCGGGGCCATCGACGAAGAGACCGGCGTTCCGCTCATCACCCCCGAGGATCCTCGCGAGGTGATCTGCGAGGTCGACCCGGCGCGCCGGCGCCGTGCCACGGCTGCGGCGAAGGTGTTCCACGACGTCCTCAATGATCTCGACGTCGCCTACCTGTACGTTCCGGGCTACGTCGTGAAGGCGCAGCGGAAGCATCAGGAGGGCGAGCTCAACGAGCTGTCCGGTTGGGACTGGACGGGACCGCCGCAGCCGCTGGGCGTGCCGGTCGTACCGGTGGTGCCGTTCGCGTACCGCCCGCAGATCCGGGGGCTCCCGAAGGGCGAGATCGAACCGCACCTTCCGATCCTCGACCGGATCAACTACACGATCCTGAACCGGCTCGAGATCATGACGCTGCAGGCCTTCCGCCAGCGCGCCGTGAAGGGCGTTCCGACCACGAACCCTGACGGGACCGAGGTCGACTACGACGAGCTGTTCCGACAGGGCCCCGGAGCCATCTGGACCCTCCCGGCGACCGCTGAGATGTGGGAATCGGGGGCGCTTGACCTGACCCCGGTCCTCGAGTCCGTCAAGGCCGACGTGCGCGACTTCGCCGCCGTCACCCGAACCCCGCTCTCGTATCTGTTCCCCGACGCTGCGCAAGGATCCGCCGAGGGCGCGTCGCTGACCCGTGAGGGCCTGATCTTCAAGGTCAAGGACCGGATGGGTCAGGCCGGCGAGGCGTACGAAGCGGTCATGTCGATCGCGTTCATGATGATGGGCGACGCCGAGCGCGCCGCCCGGTCCGACCTCGAGGTGATCTGGGCGTCCCCGGAGCGATACACACTCTCCGAGCGTGGCCAGGCGGCCACGCAGGCGGTCGGGCTGTCGAAACGGACGGTGCAGGAGAAGATCTGGCAGCTCACGCCGCAGGAGATCGCCCGCAACGAGGCCGAACTCGAGGCGGATGCGCTGACGGCACCGGAGCCCACGTTGGCGGCCGCAGGTGCTGTCTGACGCGGAGGTAGAACGCCTCACCCGTAAGTATCAGTCCGAGCTGAAGAAGATCGCCGACCGCACCAACGTCAAGGTTAAGCGCATCTGGGACGACCTCGGGTCGTGGGATCGCTCCGATATCGAACGGTTCTTCGAGCTTGTCGACGCCCCCCTCACGGCAGCGAAGAAGGCCACAGTCCGCGTGTCGAACGGGTACTACTCGAGGCTTGCCGGGAATCGCCCGCCGGCCTTCCCGCTCGACGAAGTGGCGAGCCTCCCCCCGGATCCGGCTACTCCGTTCTTGTCGCACTGGAACAACCTCAAGGAGGGGGTGTCGTGGGAGGACTCGATCGAGCAGTCGTTCGCAGATATGGCGAACGACGTCTTCGATTACGTCCAGTCCACCGCCCGACGCACCGCAGACACCACCGCAGCGAATGGCGGAACAAACGTCGTCGGGTGGCGCCGAGTCCTCACCGGCGTGTCGTGTGAATGGTGCGCCCAAGTCTCAACCCAGCGATACCGCACGGCGGAGTCCGCTGACTTCGGCCACCGATCATGCGACTGCTCAGTCGTGGCGATCGTCGGCGACAGGGATCCCGGCAAGTTCATCAACGGGAAGCTCCTGAACAAACTCGATGAGGCGAACGTCGGCGAGCGTCTCCACCAGGGCGAGGCTCCGAGGCGGAGCCTGAAGGCAGCCGACAACGCTGCCGCCAGAAGGAACCAGGCGCTCGACGATCTTGCCGGAGAATCCGACCCCAAGAGGCGGATGCGCCTCCAGGAGCGAGCCCGCTACTGGGACCGCAAGGCGGCCTCGTTCAAAGCCCAGGCCGCCGAGCAGGCCGCTCGAGTTCAATCCCTCAAGCCGATCGGCACCACCGGCTACGTGACGCCATCCGGCGCTCCAGCACCGGCCCCAAGTTCTCGGAACTGACGTTCCAGATCGCCCCGCAACGGGGCACCCACCAACCCGAAACGGGAGAACCAGCGATGCCAGAGACCACGGCCGAAACGGCCACCACCGACGCGCCCACAACCGAGACCACGGAGACCGAGACCGCAACGGTCGACCTCTCCGCCGAAGTCGAGAAGTGGAAGGCCCAAGCCCGCAAGAACGAGGAACGCGCCAAGGCCAACGCCAAGGCCGCGACCGAGCTCGAGCAGTTGAAGGCGTCCACGATGTCCGACACGGAGAAGGCGATCGCCGAAGCCGAGGCACGCGGGCGCACCGCGGCCACGGCCGAGCTGGCGGTCGAACTCGTCGACGCGGCACTCGAAGCGAAGTCTGCTGGCCGGCTCAGCCCGGAGCAGTTGACGGCGCTCACGTTCGGTCTCGACCGCGCCAAGTTCCTCGGCGAGGACGGCAAGGTCGACCACCAGTCGGTCTCCACGTTCATCGACGGCATCGCACCCGCACAGACCACCGAGCAAGCGCCGGCAACTCCGCCGGGCTACCCCGCCGCACCCGACTTGGGTCAGGGCGCTCGAGGCACCACGCCGGCGCTGAACAGCGATGCACTCACGCAGTCGCTGAAGCGCGCGGTCGGGGCCGCCTAACCCTCCCGAAAGGACACCCCCATGGCGATCACCGCCGCAACCAAGACGTCGGACTTCTCCGGCTTCCTCCCCGCCCACGAGGCCGCACCGATCTTCGAGCGCGCTGCTCGCCAGTCGGTCGTGCAGCAGCTCGTCCCGCAGGTCCCGCTCGGGATCAACGGCGAGTCCATCCCCGTCGTCACCGGCCGGCCCGCCGCGGGGTGGGTCGATGAGGGCGGCATCAAGCCGGCCAGTTCCGGCACCCTCGCTCTCAAGTCGATGGTGCCCAAGAAGCTCGCCGCGATCCTGGTGGTCTCCGCCGAGGTCGTGCGTGCCAACCCCGGTGGCTACATCAACACGATGCGGAACTCGCTCGCCGAGTCCTTCGCCGTCGCGTTCGACCGTGCCGCCCTCCACGACGAAGGTCCCGACGGCACCGCCGGCGGTGGCCCCTTCGCCACCTACATGGACCAGACCACGAAGGGCGCCGAGATCGGCGGTTCTTCGCAGGCTCTCGGCGGCATCCACGGCGACCTCGTCGAGGCGATGCGCGAGATCGTCACCGACTCCGACGCTTCGGGCCGGCGCTACCGCCTGAATGGCTGGGCGCTCGACTCGATCCTGGAGCCGACCCTGTGGGGCGCCACCGACACCACCGGCCGCCCGCTCTACGTGGAGCTCCCGACCGATGCCGACGCCGCTGGCCTCAGCACCGCCGGCCGGCTGCTGAACCGCCCGTCGTTCATTGGCGAGGGTGTCGCCACCGCCAACCAGACCTCGGTCGTCGGCTACGGCGGCGACTTCGGTCAGGCAGCGTGGGGCGTCGTCGGTGGCATCAGCTACCGGGTCTCGACCGAGGCGGCCGTGACGATCAACGGCACGCTCACGTCGCTGTTCGAGCACAACCTCGTCGCCATCCTCGCTGAGGCGGAGTACGGCTTCCTGCTCAACGACCCCGACGCGTTCGTGAAGCTCACGAACAACTCCGGTTCCTGATCATCCGCGGTCCCCGCCTTCGGGCGGGGACCTCCGATCGGAGGTGTGATGGTCGCACTCGCTGACACCGAGGATCTGCAGGCCGTGATGCGCCGGCAGATGGACACATCCGACCTCGAGCGCGCCCCCCGGCTGCTCGATATCGCTTCCCAGCGCGTCCGCACCTTCACCGGCCTCGAGTTCACGCTCGCGACCTCGACGGTGACGCTGAGGGTCCGCAACCGCAAGGTGAGGCTCCCTCAGCGCCCCGTTGTCGCCGTCACCGGCGTGACCGACATCAACAACAACACGGTCTCCTACGAGTGGGATGGGCTGCAGATCATCGATCTCGCCTCGACCCCGATCAACTCGTTCGAGATCAACCTGTGGCGCGGCGGACTCAAGACCGTGAAGGCCACCTACGAGCACGGCTGGTCGACGATCCCCGAGGACGTCATCGGGATCGTGTGCGACATGGTCGCATCAGCCCTCGACTCCCCCCCAGAGGACGTCGGTGTGCAGTCCGAGTCCCTCGGCCCATTCTCGATCAGCACCGGCAGCCAGTACCCCGGCGGCGTGCGCCTCACCCAGTCCATGAAGGACGCCCTCTCCGACTACCGAACCACTCCGGTCGGAACGGCCAACGTGTCGTGACCGTCGTCGTCCTGGTGCCGATGCTGACCCGGCCCCACCGGGTCGTACCGCTCCTCGAGTCCATCCGGTCGTCGTGCCCCGAAGCTCGGACACTGTTCGTCTGCTCCCCCGAAGACACCGCGGTTCACGGAGCCATCGACGCGGCCGGCGAGGAACGCATCAGTGTTCTCGGTCCATTCCCCGGCGACTACGCCCGCAAGATCAACGCCGGCTACCGGCACACCACCGAAGGCCACATGTTCCTCGGAGCTGATGATCTCCTCTTCCACCCCGGGTGGTACGAGGCGGCAGTCGCCCAACTCTCCGAAGGCATCGGCGTCGTTGGCACCAACGATCTTGGCAACCAGCGGGTCATCGCCGGCGACCATGCCACGCACAGCCTCGTCACCCGTGACTACTGCGACCGATTCGGCACGATCGACGGACCCGGCGCAGTGCTGACCGAGGTGTACCCCCACGAGTTCGTGGATGACGAGTTCGTGGGCACCGCGAAGCATCGCAACGCGTGGGCGTTCGCGTTCGATTCCCACGTCGAGCACCTTCACCCGTCATGGGGGAAGGCGCCGATGGACCCGATGTACGCCCAGCAGACGTCGCGGATGAACGCCGGTCGACGCATCTACCGACGGAGGCAGCCACTGTGGACGTGACGATCGCGGTCGCCACCTTCGGAGACGAAGCGTGGTCCGAGCTCGCTCGACGACGGGCGATTCCGTCCGCCGCACAGTTCGGTGTACCGGTCGTCCACGTCCACGCCGACACCCTCCATGACGCCCGGAATCAGGCGGTCGAGAGGGTCGAGACCGAGTGGGTCGTCCACCTCGACGCCGATGACGAGCTCGAGGTCG